TACAGGCTACGTGACAGTGTCAAGCCTCGGCAGCGGCGGGTCTACCAACATTGACGGATCGAGGATAACGACCGGTACCATAAGCGCCTCCCGGCTCAACCTGACCGGGTACGTGACCGTATCCAGTCTCGGCAGCGGCGGCACGACGCAGATAGACGGCGGCAGGATAACATCAGGAACTATCACGGCAGCGAACATTCAGGGCGTGTATATCACAGGCTGTTATATAAGCGGCGGCACGGTGGAGGGTGCCACATTTTTATCCGACAACGGGTTGCAGGCGCTGCAGATGGGCGGCGGCTTTGCCAGATTCTACGACTCATACCAGTCGTATAATTACGGGCAGATCGAGTTTGACTACATATCGGACAAGTTCTATATCTGGTCCTCTACGAATCTCAAGTTGTTCTCAGCCGGCAACCTGTCGGTGGAGGCGTCGGGCTATGTTTATATAGGGAACGCGTATATCATGCCCGGAATGGTCGACCCGATGGGCGGATGGTGCTTCGCATCGGACGGCATATATTATGGCGGAGTGAGAAAGGTCACGGTGTAACATGTATCTGATACAGTGTGTTAACGCGTACATAGCCTGTACGCAGCTGATGGACAAGGAGTGCGATTATCTCACGGCGTACGCTCTTACGCGGCTGAAAAAGGCCCTGCAGCCGCACGCGGAATTCTATGCGAAGAAAGAGATGGAACTAGCGAAAGAGTTCGGCGTGAAGGACGAGAACGGCAACCTGAAGCTGAAGGAGAAGGGGACGTTCACCTTCGCGGACCCCGCCAGGGCGGATGAATTCAACAAGAAAAAAACGGAACTCGGCTCCGTAGAGATAGACGAGGAGATCATGGCCCGGAAGATGAAGCCTCCGGCATCCATAAAGCCCGCACAGCTCGAGGCGCTCGAGGGCTTTGTCATATTCGAGGGGGAAGAGGAATGAGCTCGTGGCTGCCCAACATGATATATCCTGACGGGATCACAAAGAAGATCCAGGTGCTGTTCGGGGGGTATAACAATAACGACAGCGCGCAGGACGGCGAGATACGCGATATGACGAACATGTCGGGAGACCTGCATCCCATACTGGCACCCAGGAAACCGCGCTATCTTGTGCGCACCATAACGAAGCCGAACGGCTTTCTGGCGCACGACGGATACTACTGGGTTGACGGCACGGGCCTCTACAGCAGCAGCAGCGCATCAAAGCGCGGCACGCTCACTGACGGCAGGAAAACGATGGCCGTCCTCGGACTGCACATCGTGATACTGCCTGATAAGAAATATCTGAGGACCGGGGCGAAGGGGACGTACGCGAGCACAGCGGCGCTGTCTGCCGCCGTGACCTCGCCCTCCGCCGGAGATGTATATGCCGTGGGCGCCTCGGAGCCCTACGAACTGTACACCTGGGACGGCACTGCGTGGCAGGATATTGGACCGGAGTTTGGCAGCATAGAGGCCGAGAAGACCGCGAGCGGGACTATACAGGACGGCACGTTCGCCGGTGAGGCTGCGCAAGCGAATACGATATACTCAGAGGGCGCCGCCTGGGCAAACAAGTTCAAAGCGGGCGACGCCGTGACTATCTCCGGCTGCACCGCTCACGAAGAGAACAACAAGACGATAATTATCCGGGAGATCGACGGGGACTACCTGAGATTCTACGAGAACAGCTTCGTGATCGGCGAGGGCGGGGATACGGAGACCTCAATAAAGATCTCGCGCACGATGCCGGATATGGACTTCATATTCGAGAACGAGAACAGGCTCTGGGGCTGCAAGGGCGACAGGATATACGCCAGTAAGCTCGGGGATATCTTCAACTGGAACGTGTTCGACGGTTTGTCCACCGACTCCTACGCCGTGGACGTGGGCAGCGCAGGTGACTTCACCGGCGGCTGCAGCTACCTGGGGTACCCCTGCTTCTTCAAAGAGGAGAGCATATACAAACTGTACGGCAGCAAGCCCTCGAACTTCACCGCGATGCGCAGCGCGTCCCTGGGCATACAGAACGGCTGCGGAGCGAGCCCGGCGATCGCCGGCGAGGTGCTGTTCTACATGGCCCGCACGGGGATCGTGGCTTATTCGGGCGGCACGCCGGTCAGCACGGCGGCTCCCTTCGGGACTGTGAGGTACACTGACGCGGTCGGAGGCTCGGACGGCACGAAGTACTACGTATCGATGAAGGATACGCAGAACAAGTGGCATCTGTTCGTGTTCGACACCAGGACGAACCTGTGGCACAGGGAGGACGACGCGCAGGCGATAGCCTTCGGATGGAACGGGGAACTGTACATGCTCACAAGCGACGGGAAGCTGTGGCTCACAGGCAACGTGAGGGCAGCGCCTTCAGGAGCGACGCAGGAGGGCACGGTATCGAGCTCCGTCGAGTTCGGGGACTTCATTGAGGCTGACCCGAACAAGAAGGGCCTGTCGAAGCTGCAGATACGCGCAGAGCTCACGGAAGGCGCGACGATGAAAATATACCTGCAGTACGACTCGAGCGGGACATGGGATGAAATAAAGTCTCTGAGCGCGGCCAAGAAGCGAAGTTATTACATACCGATCGTGCCCAGACGGTGCGACCACTTCAGGATAAAGATAACCGGGACCGGCGAATGGAAACTGTACTCCCTGGTGAGGGAAGTCTATTCAGGCAGCGAAGTATAGAAAGGAGAATACACGTGGCGAGGTATACATTTGAGGAATTCAAGAGGGCCGCGGAGCAGGCGGGCCTGTACGGGCAGTTCTCCGAAGCGGATCTGAAACTGGCTGCCGCGAACCCGGACGCCGGAATGAGCATCCTGCAGTACAAACAGGACGCGGCGAAAGCAAAATCTCCGGAGGCCCTGGCCGCGGCGAACGCGGGGGCGGAGAGCGTCAGAAAGAGCTTCGGAGGATACACGGGAGGCAGCGACGGAACGGGGTATTACATGCAGACGCCGACGCCGAGCAGCTTTTCCGCAGGGCCCGCGCCGACGTATAACAACAACTGGGCAGGGAACATTTCCGACCTTTATAATCAGCAGGTCAATTACGGAGAGTATAATTATGACCTGCCCGCGCCGGACTACACGAGCAGGTACGACGATACTATACAGGATCTGATAAGGCAGGCGCTGGAGCGGGGTGAATTCCAGTATGACGCCACGACCGATCCTCTTTACGGACAGTACGCGAAGACCTATGCCCGGGAGGGGCAGCGCGCCACGGAGAACGCCCTGGGCGAAGCAGCCGCCGCGACCGGGGGGATCCCCTCCTCATACGCGGCGGCAGCAGCCGCGCAGGCGGGGAACTACTACGCCGCCCAGATGGCGGACAAGGTCCCCGAACTGTATCAGATGGCATATGACAGGTACCTGCGCGAGTTCGAGCGGGATCTGAGCAAGCTGAACGTCGTACAGGGCGCGGAGCAGATGGATTACGGCAAATTCCTCGACCAGCAGCAGCAGTACAACGTGGATCGGAACTTTGATTATTCCACATGGCTCGATCGCTACAACATGCTCTCGAACAACCTGCAGACCGCGAGCGGGCTCGAGCAGCTGGATTACCAGCGCTATTTGAACGACCTGAACCAGTACAACACGGACCGGAAGTTTGGTTACGGGCAGACGGTGGACCAGTATAACGCCATGACCGGGCAGGAGGCCGCGGACTGGGAGAGGCAGTACGCGCTCGCACAGCTCGCCGCGCAGTACGGCGACTACTCGGGCCTGCAGGCGCTCGGTATCACGCCGTCGATCCAGACAGGCGGCTCCGGCGGAGGCGGCGGAGGCGGGGGAGGCAGCACGCCGCCCAAGGAAAAGACAAAGTCCCTCATCGGGCAGAGCCCGCAAGGCTCCGATTATCATCAGCCTGTTTTGAGCGAGGCTGCGATAATGGCGATAGTGACCGCTTTCGGGGGCAACGGCCTGACGCGAACGCAGTGGAACGCCATAAAGAACGCGAACGAACACATAACGGATCAGGCGCTCAGGAACGCAGGGTTCTATATTGTGTGAGGCAGCCTCTCCCCTTTTCGCAAATAAAACCGGCGCGGTGGCTCCGGATGCCCGATACGGGTACCGACGGGATCACCCCCGCATGCGCGGGGAGTAGCCTCCTTACTCTCCGAATGCTTCTTCAGGGATAGGATCACCCTCGCATGCGCGGGGAGTAGCTATATATCAGCTACATACGCGATGGTGCCTCGGGATCACCCCCGCATGCGCGGGGAGTAGCTAATTTTTGTGCATTTTGACCAGGCTAAAGGGGGATCACCCCCGCATGCGCGGGGAGTAGTAGACGCCGGCAGGA